ACATACCATAGGTGGGTACCCTAAAATGTTAGAACTGTTCGAGAAGCACCACCCAGAATACTGGGAACTAGCTCAACCTATTAAAGATGAGCCAGAGCCCATAAAACAAGACCCTTTAGCAGCACTCAGGGCAAGTACTGTAGAGAAATAATATGAATAAGATTTTTAATCTAACATCTACTTTCAAGGCCGCAGAATCAGACGATGGATCAGTAATGATCCGTGGTATGGCTAGTACAGCAGATTTTGATCGCGCAGGTGATACAATCTCAGCTGAGGCTTGGACTAAAGGTGGATTACAAAACTTTGAGAAAAATCCAATTATTCTGTTTAATCATGACTATGACAGACCAATTGGTCGAGCCACAGGTATGAAAGCAGGACCTAATGGTTTAGAACTCGAATGTAAGATCAGCAAAAATGCCCCTGGCAATGTTGCTGAACTCGTTAAAGACGGTGTCCTTGGAGCCTTTTCCGTCGGTTTCAAAGTCAAGGACGCGGATTACCTAAAGGAAACTGATGGACTAATGATTAAGGACGCTGAGTTGTTTGAGGTATCGGTTGTTTCCGTACCTTGTAACCAGGCAGCTACTTTTTCGCTCGCGAAGTCTTTTGACTCATCTGATGAGTACGAAGAATTCAAAAAAACTTTCACTAATCGTGTAGATCTAGCCGGTCAGTCTCTGGCTAAGGACGAAGATATCTCTTCAAATATAGCTAGTGACCACACACCGAAAAGCGCGGAACTTAATTCCGCAGATCAGGAGATCAAAATGGACAATCAAAACATCGACTTGGAAGCTTTTGCAAAGAAGGTAGCTGAAGACACAGCTGCTAAGATTGCTATGAAGCAAGCCGAGCAAAAAGCAGCTGACGAAGCAGTAGCTAAAGCAGCTCAAGAAGCCGAAGCCGCTAAAGCAGCTGAAGGCGTACAAATTAAATCAAGCATCGAAACCGGTATTCAAACTGGCGTAGAAGCTTTACAAGCTGACCTCGAAAAAGAGTTTGAAGCTAAGAACGCTGACCACGCTGCAATCGTTGAGAAGTATAAGGCAGACCTCGCAGAGAAAGCTGCTGAAATGGAAGCTATGCGTAAGAGCAAGCGTGACTTCTCTGGCCGTGGTGCTTCTGAAGCAACAGGTTCTGAGATCCTAGGCGCCCACATCCTCGGTAAAATTACTGGTAAAGGTATGGACACTGATTATGGTCGTGAGATCATGGAAAAAGCCGGCGCAGCTGTAACTGCTACTGGCAACGTAACTATCTCTCTAGATACTACTGTTGCTACTCAGTTCGAAGAAGAAGTTAAGCTAGAGCAAAAAGTAGCTGGCCTTTTCCGTGAAATCGCTGTAAGTGGTGGTGCTACCGTTCTGCCAATCAATCCAGATGCTGAAGCAGCTAGCTTCGCTACTGCCGCTGCTGCTGGTAACTTGGAAAACAACACTAACGGTACTGCTGCTACTAACTCTGCTTACGCAGTTGGTCAAGTAATCTTGAAGCCTCATCGTCTGATTTCTAGCACTAACCTGCTGAATGACACTGACGAGAAGACTCTTGTGTCTCTGCTTCCTATGCTTCAGTCTGCTATGGCTCGCGCTCATGCACGTGCTAAAGACAAGATGTGTATGTTTGGTGATAATGGCGTATCTATCAGCGGTTTAGTTGGTGTTAATGGCACTGACCAAGGCGTTGGCTTGTCTCAAGACGTTGGTGCTCTTGGTGGTCTTGCTGTAACTGACTTCTCTCACAACAATCCTGCTGAGATTCTGACTTCTTTGGAAGTTGTTAAGGCGCGCTCACAGATGGGTAAGTATGGTATTAACTCTGCTGACCTGGCACTGATTGTTAGCCCACAAGGTTACATGGAACTGATGCAAGACGCAGCTTTTGCTGATATTTCTCAGGTAGGCGAGCTGAACAGCAAGACTTCTGGTACTGTTGGTTCTATCTACGGTATCCAGGTTGTTGTTTCTGATCTGCTTACTCGTGGTGATAACGATACTGTATTCCAGTTGGTTAACACTCGTAACTACGTTATTCCTCGTCTGCGCGGCGTTAGCATTGAGTCTGATTACTCAGTAACTAACCAGCGTACCGATCTTGTTGCTAGCCAGTCAATTGGCTTCGCTGAGCTGGTTGCCGGTTACACTGCAAACTTCCCAGCAGTACACACTATCTACGACGCCGAGTAATAGTAATACTAATAACTTTGGGGTGGTTCGCCACCTCATTGTTTTATTTTACAAAGTAGAAAAACGAAGGAGAGTTCGCTCTCCTAAGTTTTTACTAATGGACTTATAAAGAATGGCAAATTTAATAACCTTAGATGATTATAAAACAGCGAAAAAGATTACCGGCTTCGGTGATGATGTTCGTCTTGAGGAATTAGTCACTTCTGTGAGTCAATTAGTAAAAACTTATTGTAATAGTACTATTATTGATCACTACAATAATAACAACAAAACAGAGACTTTTAATATAGACTACTCTACTTATATGGTTTCTCTTGAAGAGGCCCCTCTTGTAGAGGTTATCTCCTTACAAGAAAGAAAAACCATCACTAGTGCATATACTACTCTCAGTGAAGCAAATGGAGACTATTATGTAGACCTTGAGACAGACACTGTATACCGCAGTGATGGTTCTACAGGCTATAAAGAGTTTCCAAGAGGCCCAGGCTCTGTTAAAGTAATATATAAAGGTGGCTACGCAACCTGCCCCGCAGATCTCAAGTTAGCAGTAATTGATTTAATTTCCTACTATCATAAAGACGAACATAAACAGCGTCAAACTTTGTCAGGCGCAAGCATCCAGAATCAAGGTACGTCTGGGCAGTCTGGTAATGTAGGCTTCCCCGACCATATCAAACGTATACTGGATCTTTATAAGAACTTTTAAGTGAGTAATGCCTCCGTCAAGAAGCGGATGTCTGATCAGATACTAAAGGCTGCTTCTAAAAAAGAAGCCGAACTTATGAGAGCTTCTGCTCAAACGAACAGGCCTCAGGTTGTATATTTACAGGATTTAAAATGGTTAGACGACATTATTCTTGAGATGATGGATAGAGGGCATATGCCCAAAAAACGTTTTAAAAGATACAATACGCCAAAAAACTTACAAAAAGCTAGAGCCATTGCACGCACAAAACAAGCTACTTATCTGAAGAATAACAAGTTTAATGTTTCGCAGCCTGCAAGCGTACTAAATACTATTCCTGGTACTAAGCTCGCTGGTGATGCCCCTGAAATTTTTGCACTATTACAAAAGGGAGAGGCATTTCTTGTAGGTTCATTTGCTACTGCAGGTGAGTTAAAGAAAGACATAATCGAAGCCCTTGTTACTCAAAAAGCTCGTAAAGCTTTTAAAGATTCAATCAAAGGCAAAGTAGACAGAGGGCACGGAGCCGGCACAGGTACTCCAATATCTGGTTTAAGTATAAATCAGGCTTCTCAAAGCATACATGATCTTCTTACTCCCGAACAGCAGGTAGAGTTTAATGCTTATGTTCAGAAAGAGGCAAACGGACTTTTAAAATCCGGACAAATTGATAACTTAGCGCACTCTATGATAGTAGGTTGTACAGTAGATTACCAGACAACTATAGATAAGAGAGGGCGCTTGCGCTCAGACTATGTTCCTGTTTTACAATATCAAGATAAGTATGCGAATCGAGCAACAGATGGAGTATATGAGAAACTTGCAAAGCAGGCCGCTATGGATATCTTTAATGGTTTCACAGAAGAAGAGTTCTTAAATTTAGAAGGCTCAGACAGCTTAAAGACTCTAGCGACAAAAGCAATCGTTAATCCTTTAGTAAAAAGTGCAGGAAAGAATAAATCTTTAAAAGTACAGCTAGATAGTAAATCAAAAGGGTCTTACAAGCCGGGTAAAGGCAAGGCTAGATCTACAGGCAAGACCAAAGGCCGCAGTAGCGTTAAACAAAATAAGAAAGGTACTGCACCAAGATTATCAAAAACAAGAGCAAAGAAGAGCTTCACTAGCAACCCTCTGCATATGATTGCTATGTTAAATAAAGATTTACCTGATACAGTAAGAAAGAATATGCAAGCACCTGCGCTTGTAAATCGCACAGGCAGATTTTCAGAAAGTGTCAAAGTGTTAGAAGTTACAGAGACTTCAAAAGGTTTCCCAAGTATTGGATATACCTATGATAACGAGCCTTATGGTGTTTTTGAGATGGGCATTGGAGCGCCTCCCTGGGCTACCCCCGAAAGAGATCCAAGACCTTTAATTGATAGATCTATACGAGAAGTAGCACAACAAATGGCAATAGGAAGGTTCTACACTAGGAGAATGTAATGGCAGCACGAGGTTATACAACAAGACGACTGGGCATTGTGAATGCTATTGTCGAAAAGCTCAAAGATATTAACGGCTCAGGCGGTTATCTTTCTGACTTAAATGAGAATATCTCACCTCGACTCAAGTTCTGGGACGAGGTAGAAGAGTTTCCCGCAGTGCATTTAAATGCAGGAGGAGAAACTAGAGAATACCAGGGCGGCGGTTACAAGGACAGATTTCTGTCTGTAACTTTACGTTGTTATGTACAAGATGAAGACTCTGTAGCTGCTTTAGATGGGCTACTTGAAGACGTAGAGACAGTCCTTGAAGAAAGCTCAAGATTACCGTATACTGATAGGCAAGGCAAAACTCAGTATACTCAACAAATCACCATAGTTAGTATTGATACTGATGAAGGTGTACTCGAACCCCTAGGTGTCGGCGAGATGCTTATAGAGGTAAGATACTAGAAAATACTGGTATAAGTAAATACTTAAAGCCCAGTCTTTTCAGGACAATAAAGGAGAAAAAACATGGCTGATAATCTATTTTTCAGCAGAGATACAAAAGTCTTTATGGGTCTCAGTACCATTAGACAATTGCATATTCAAGTAGCAGGAGCGGGCTATACTTCCGCACCAGCTATCACTATAAGTGGTGGTGGCGCGAGCGTTCAGGCCACAGCTACTTGTACTATTGATAGTGGTGCAGTGGACACAGTAACTGTTACAAGTCCAGGCGTAGGCTATACTTCCACCCCTACTGTTACAGTAGCTGCTGCTCCTGGTGGAGGCACTGATGCTGTTATTCGTGGTGGCGCAGGTATTTGGGAAATTCCAATTATTGATGGCTTTTCTATGAGTCAAGGTACTAATACAACGGAAGTTACCCTTAACGAAATGGCCGATGCTTCTGGTAATAGCCGTAGAGGTCGTCAGTTATTTACAGACTCCTATGCACCTGCCGAGTGGAGTTTTTCAACCTATATGAGACCTCTTATAGCTAGCGGTACTGTAGCTAATGGCGGCATCGACAATATTACAAGACATCACGCAGTAGAAGAGGTTTTATGGGCTCAAATGGTAGGTGACGGCTCTTATATCGCACCTGTGGAAAATACTTATAATACTATCTGGAAAGATGGGCTTTCTAACACCTTAGCCTCTCCATTTGATGACCAGCAAGTAGTTAAGTTTGAGGACTCAAACAAAGTAACCTTAGGCACTTTTGATTTGTATTTTAATCTTGGCGAAACTACCACTGTCGAGAAAACTACAAAACTTATAACCTTCTCGAACGCAACTCAAATTGCAGTTGGTGAAGCATATGCAGCTGCAGAGTATCAGATCCTATACCTTCAGGCAGGCGTAGCTGGCGCAACTCTTAAAAGTAATTGGGAGTCAGTAGGTTGGGCAGCAAATACAGGCGGTACTGGTGCCAATCCAGCAGTCGGCGACATATTTACCGTAGGCAGCTCAGTGGGCACAGACCCAGGGTTCCCCGACAATACAGGTAGTATGGCACCTACTTCAGGTGTTAGCAACCCTCGTATGTTTATCAACGGCGATACCACAGGTGTTCAGCTAGGTGACCTAGTAAAATTCTTCCAAGCAGATGGCACTACTCCACTATTTAGTGGCGCAACTCAAAGGGTCGTAGGTATTAACGACCTAGGTGGTAGTGTCCTCGTAAAAGAAATTACCTTAGACGTTGGACGTAACGTGCCAATCGGGAGTGTACTAAAGTTTGAAAAGAGAATTAACTATAAAGTAGAAAATTGTGTAGTAAATGAAGCGGCTATTGATTTTGATATAGATGGTATTGCTACTATTAACTGGTCTGGTCTAGGTTCAAAGATTTCAGAGACTGGAAACGTAACTACTACTGTAACAGAGGGAACATCCTCTACAAATAACTTTATCCGAAATCGCCTAACTAGTCTTGCTATTAAAGCCGCGGACGAAACTACTTTCCCAGGACATGATGGGGAAGGTCGATACGCAACTGTACTAACAGGCGGTAATATTACTTTTAGTAATAACATTACATACTTAACCCCCGAAACTGTGGGAATAGTGAACCAGCCTTTAGGTCATGTTACAGGTACTCGCTCAATCGGAGGTAACTTTACTTGTTACTTAGATAATGATGGTAATGCAACAGCTGGCACCTCTGCGGATTTGTTCGAGGACATCCACGAAGCAAGAACTAAAATTACTAATGTATTCGAACTTACGTTCGGTATTGGAGGTAACGTTAATACTCCTCGCTGTAATGTTGA